TGTTGCTTGAAACAAAATGAGCAACAAAAGCAACAAATATGAACAACAAGGAATCTATCAAGCTACGAAAGCGTAAGCTGCCAACTGGCAACACTACGCTCTATCTCGACATCTACCGAAACGGAAAGCGTGAGTATGAATACTTGAAACTGTACCTCATACCAGAAAAGACGAGAACCGACAAGGAGAAGAACAGAGAGACGTTGAAGCTGGCCGAAGCTATAAAGGCGAAAAGAACGGTCGAGCTGCAGAACAAAGAATATGGTTTCAAGAATGACTATGCAGAGGAAACCAAGTTCTTTGATTACTATCGTGCAATGTGTGAAGCAAGATTGGGCAAGGACACACGGGGCAACTGGGGTAACTGGCGGTCCTGCTTGAAGCATTTAGAGAAATACGAAAGCAATCAAGACATCACCTTTGCAGATATCACCCCGAAATGGGTGCAAGGCTTCAAGGACTATTTGGAAAAGGAAGCGTGTGCGTGGGGTTGCGATTTCAGAGAACGCATCAAGGATCACCCACTTTCCCGTAACTCGAAACTCTCCTACTTCAACAAACTTCGTGCGTGTCTGAACCAAGCATTTGAGGACCGTATCATCAGCCGTAACCCGATGCAAGGTATAGAGGGATTCAAGGCAGAAGAGGGAACACGAATGTATCTCACACTGGAGGAAGTAAAGCTGCTCGTTCAAACGGAATGTGAATATCCGAACATCAAACGTGCTTTTCTGTTCTCGTGCCTTACTGGATTGAGACGAAGCGATATCCTCAAATTGACGTGGGGCGAGGTTCATCAGCAAGGCGACTACACCCGAATTATCTTCAAGCAGAAAAAGACCGGTGGGCAGGAATATCTCGACATCAACGACCAAGCAGCCGAGTTGATGGGCGAACGTGGTGCCAATGATGAGCCAGTGTTTACCGATATTCACTCCCCCTCTTGTACCAACGAAGCGATAAAGCGTTGGGTTCTTCGTGCCGGGATTAAGAAAGATATCACATTCCATTGCGGACGTCATACCTTTGCGGTGCTTATGCTTGATTTGGGAACGGACATCTATACGGTCAGTAAACTGCTCGGACATCGAGAGCTTTCCACCACACAGATATACGCAAAGGTTCTCGACAAGAACAAGCAGGCTGCTGTCTCCAAGATACCCGATATACTTTGACGAAAAACAAGCAAAAACAAGCAAAACAAGCAAATGGTTGTTTGCATTTTGTATGATGTTGAAAATGAGCCAAATAAAAACAAGCAAATGGTTGTTTGTCCCTAAAAACGCCCTTTTTTAGCCGATTTCAAAAAGAAAAAGTAACATAAAAAGAAAAATATAATAAATATATTTATATAAATATATATTTTTAGTAGAGGTAAGAAGAGTATAAGGATATAGGGGTGTGGGGAAAAAGGAAAAAGAGAAGAAAGGGGTAAATTCAACCAAAACAAGCAAATGGTTGTTTTTACCCCTTTATCGTTCATCAGCCTTTATAGACTTTTCCAGTTCCAAGCAGGAGCCAGTTTGCAGAGACCTTGAAATACTTTATCAACGGAACGAGCCAAGAGACTTCAAAATAACCTTTTCCGTTATCCGCTTTCTGGGCGTACCAGTGTCTGCGGTCGAAGCCGTATGTATCGCAAAAGCCGGCAAGACCTCCAGGCAATCGCTTTTCATCGATTAGCTCCTGCATCACGTCAAAATATCGTTTTTGGATATCCAACGTTTCTTGTTTGTATGCTCTCGTTCTACTCATTCGGTGTATATTTCGTAATTTATGCGTTCCAAGACCGATTTAAGACGCTTTATCTCGTCTATGGGTAAATTATCGACTGAACGTCTGTCAAGCTCCGTATCGAGCTGTAAAGTGGCTGATTTGACCTTTTCTTTGTCGATTCCGTTCTCCAAACAATCGACAAGGGTATTTATTACGATCCAGTGGTGTTCCATAAGTTACTTTTCTTTTAATTGTAATTCTTTTGCTTTTTCCAATCGCTTTTGATATTTGTCTCTTAAATCTGGATATAGAGGACAAAGAATATCAACAGCTCTTTCGATTACCCTGATTTCATTATCATACTCTTTTTGCTTTCGATATATAATCATCAGCCTATCGAAAGCGTGGCAGGCTGGATAACAATCACCCTCGATGTTCTTTTCATAGGTGGCGATTGCCTGCTTTATCTTCCCAGCCTTTTCATATTCTTTTCCTTTGTCATTTCGAGCTGCACACTGATTAAGTTTCTTCTTTTCAGCCTTTATGATCGCTAAACGCTCATCGAGTTTATCGATGTAGAACTGACTGAAACGGATTTTGTTCTCACCGTTCAACTGGCGTTTTGAGAGACTGAAAAACATATCTTCGGGCATTACCGAAAAATACCTCTTCATCAATCGGTCTATCGTTATCTGTACTTCGCCATAAAAAAATGCAGGTGGCGGTGGTAATGGTTTGTTTCTCATATCATCGTTTTGCTTCAAGTAATCCAATTAATCTATCCATTTGCTCATCTTTTTTCTCCAGCAAAGCTATAAACCTTTCGGATATGGAGTTTACTGAATTTCCCGTTCCAGATACAGCGACGCTATTATCAGATGCAATAGCATTGTTGTAATCCCGATAGAAAAAACCAACACTTTTGTTGGTTACTCGTGCGATAGATTCCAATAAACCACTCTTTACATCTTCTGCTTTAAGTGCCGAATGGAGCCGTTGGTCATTATCAAAACCCAACTTTTTAGCGAGTTCGGCTAAATTTATTCCCTCTTCTCGCAAAATTTCTTTCAATTCTTTTCCGCTCATATTCAAGCTGTTATAAGTTACACAACAAATTTTCTGCAAAATTCCCAACAGAATTGTTTGGTTATACCAACTAAACTGTTTATCTTTGCATCACGAAACAGAAATGTTGCGTGCAAATATACATCTTTTGCGCTTGATAGGCAATTAAAACATAAAGAAAATATAAGTTATGACAAAAAAGACCTTCAAACAGATTTACGAGGAGCTGGACCCGACACCTCCAAAGATGAGGTGGATTCAGCGGATTGCGAAAGCTACGATGCGTAGCGAACTGACTGTTCGAATGTGGCTGAACGGTCGTCAAATCCCAGAGCCACTTGTACAGAACATCATCGCCAAAGAACTTGGTGTACCAGTAGAGGGACTTTTCCCACAACAAGAACAACAAAATTAACTAAAACCCACAACGCAATATGGATAAAGTTTTCAGAAATATAGAGATAGGTTTAATGATGATATTCGTCCTTTTGGGAGTAACAAGTATCATCGGAGGTATAATCACTGGAAAGTGGCATTGCTTCTTCATTGGTGCAATGGCACTGGTTCTCCCTTACGTCTGGTATGTGGAGGACTACAAAAGCAAAGGTAAATCATTATGGCAGAAAAAGAATACCAAGAATTAACGGCGCAGATTGACGGATTGAGAAAGTTGATTATTGCCGGCTCGAAAGAGGTTCTAACTATTGATGAATGTGCTCTACTAACCGGATTTTCAAAAGCACACATCTACCGTATGACATCGCAGAGAACAGTCCCGTTCTATAAGCCATTCGGTGGAACGATATTCTTTCGCAAAACGGAAATAGAAAACTGGCTTTTGCAGAACCGACAATCAACAAATGAGGAATTAAATAGTCGAGCAACAACGCATTGTGTGATTAACAAACGATAATATGAAAGGTAAGACATTCGGAAAATTGACTGTTATTGATAGCAACAAAGACAAGTTTGGAAACAGAGTATGGCTGTGTAGATGTGAATGTGGAAAAGAAATATACACAACCACTTATAAACTTACCAGTGGGCATACGAAAAGCTGTGGATGCTACAGAATAGCGAAAACGATAGAACGCAGTCGTACACACGGACAGTCAAAAACACCGCTATATCAAGTCTGGAAAAGTATGCGCCAACGATGTGAAAATACACACGCAAAAGCATATCCAAGTTATGGGGGTCGGGGAATTGTAGTCTGCGCAGAATGGCAAGATTATAAGACCTTTCAGAACTGGGCTATGAATAACGGTTATGCGAAGAATCTTACGATAGACCGCATTGATGTAAACGGAAATTATGAGCCTGCAAATTGCAGATTCATAACAATTCAAGAACAGCAAAATAATCGTTCAACGAGCAGGGAAATAACCTACAAAGGAGAAACGCATACCCTCACAGAATGGAGTAAGATAACCGGCATAAAGTTGAGCACCTTGCATTATAGGCTTAAACAGAAACAATCATTGGATATAGTATTCACTTTATAATTTTTACGCAATGAAATCAATAGTAATCAGACAGCTTACCCTGCTAAACTTCAAGGGTATTCGCAACTTGACGGTGGATTTCGATTTGAACGAAACAAACATTTTCGGCTACAACGGCACCGGCAAGACAACCATTTTCGATGCGTTCACGTGGCTTCTTTTCGGAAAGGACAGCAAAGACCGAAAGGACTTCAACATCAAGACGCTGGACGCTAACAATCAGCCTATCGAGCGCATACCTCACGAGGTTACAGCTTGCATCGAGGTAAACGGTGAGGAAATCAATCTGAAAAAGTGCTACAACGAAGTCTGGACCAAGAAGAGAGGTTCAGCCGTTGAGACATTCAACGGACACAGCGTAGAGTGCTTCTACAACGATGTTCCTTGCAGTGTTACCGAATACGCCAAGAAGATTGCTGAACTGTGCGATGAGCAGGTTTTCAAGCTCATTACAAATCCCCTCTACTTTACTGCACAGAAAAAAGACTATCAGCGCACAATGCTGTTCCGTCTCGCTGGTGATGTAACCAATGACGATGTACTGGAACGTTATCCCGAATTTGCGGACCTTGTAGCAATGCTTTCGGGCAAGACACTTGAAGAGTTGAAGCGTGAGGTTCAGAGCAAGAAGCGCAAAATCAAGGACGGCATCGACAATATCCCTGCACGTATTGACGAGCGCAAGAGAGATATGCCCGAAACGCAGGACTGGGGCAAGCTCGAAGCGGAGATTGCAGAGCAAGAACGACAACTGGCCGACATTGACGGACAGATAGCAGACCGCTCAAAATCCTACAACGAACTGACCAAGCAGAAGCAGGAAATCGCCCGACAGCTATCAAAGGTTAAGGGTGATATCACAGCTCGTGAGTACGATCTGAAAGACAAACTGCTTGCTGAATACAATCAAGGCAAGAGAGAGAACGAGAACGCTGTTCAGCGAGTGGCAACGCTCAATAACGAGCGCAGATACAAAACAATCTCGCTCCAGCGTGCAGAAAAGGAGCTTGCCGACTATCAAGCAGAGAGAACAGCGTTACTTGAAGAGTGGCGAAACATCAAATCCGAAACACTGGTAATCGATGATGATACTTTCTATTGTCCTACTTGCAAGCGTCCGCTTGATGAAAGCGATATTGAAGCGAAAAAGGAACAAATGAGTGCGGAGTTTTACGCAACCATTTCTCGCAAGCTGGAAAGAAACAAGTCAAAGGGTATGGAGGTAAAGGCTGCCATTGAAGCCAAAGAAGCCGAAATCGCATCAATCAAGAACGCTATCTTCAATATCGACAACGAGATTGCACAGATTACTGCAAGCAAGGCTTACAGCACTGTTCCTGCTATGCCAGACATCGCCCCAGCCATTAACGCAGACAGAACAATTATTGAGTTGCGTAACAAGGCTGCTGACCTGCAGAACCAGTTGGACCAGGAAGTAGCACTTCCAGAGACAAGCGACCTTACAGAGCGCAAACGTATCATTGAGGATAGCATCAGAGCTAACAAAATGTGGCTTGCAGACAGAGAGCGTATCGCTGCCAACAACAAACGTATCGCAGAACTCGAAAAGGAGTACACCGAGAGCCAAGCACAGCTCGCTGAATTGGAGGGCGTGGAATACAATATCCAGCAGTTCAGCAAAGCTCGTATCGAGCAAGTGGAAAGCCGTATAAACGGAATGTTCAATCTTGTACGCTTCAAGATGTTTGAACAGCAAATCAACGGTGGAGAGATTGAGACGTGCGAAGCAACTGTAAACGGAGTTCCGTTCTCCGATCTGAACGATGCAATGAAAATCAATGCCGGTCTCGACATCATAAATGCGATATCACGAGCAAACGGCATTGTCGCCCCTATCTTCATCGACAACAGAGAGAGCGTCTGTGAAATCGTGTCTGGATTGGCTCAAATCGTCAATCTCATTGTGGACGTTAATTGCAAAACCCTTAAAATCGAATAATAATGGCACCCGAAGAATACAACTGGGAAACGTGGTTCATTACGCATAGAGACCTTATGTGCCACCGCTTCACTCCGAGAGTGGAAATGAGAACCAACATCAAGACCGGCTATATCCAAATTTTCAAGGACGAAAAGGAGATAAACCACATTGACGGTTCGGAAATGCTGATGAGCGAGTACGAACAGCTATTAGTCAGAACAGCAAAGGAAGCTGCAATGCTTCCAAGTATTAACAATCAATAAATTTTCAACGCAATGACAGCAACAAGTCAAAACCAACAGCCAGTCGCTACGCAGAGCAAAGCGATTGCAAAGTATGAGAACATTTCAGAACAAGTTCTTAACAAGATTGAGAAGTTCCAGGCAGACGGAGGTCTGACACTCCCTGCAAACTATTCTGTGGAGAACCATATGAAGAGTGCGTGGCTCATTCTCCAGTCCACAAAGGACAGAGACGGAAACCCTGCTTTGTCGGTATGTAGCAAAGACAGCATCGCAAATGCTTTGTTTGATATGGTTCTTCAAGGTCTCGCAGTGAGCAAAAATCAAGGCTACTTCATCGTTTACGGTAACAAGCTGGAGTTCCAGCGTTCTTACTTTGGAACCGTAGCACTGGCAAAACGTGTCGGTGGTATCAAGCAGGAGCCTATCGCCAACGTGATTTATGAGGGCGACGAGTTTATCTATTCGATTGATCCGAACACTGCAAGAATCCAAATCATCAAGCACGAGCAGAAGATTGAGAACATCGACAATACCAAAATCAAGGCTGCATACGCTTTGACAGTTCGTCCAGACGGTACAACTCAGGTAACCATTATGTCGATGCAGCAGATACGTGCAGCGTGGCAGCAGGGAGCAACAAAGGGCAATTCCCCAGCTCACAAGAATTTCGCAGAGGAAATGGCTAAAAAGACCGTTATCGGTCGTGCCTGCAAGATGATTATCAACTCTTCCGATGATGCGTGGCTCTATGAGGGCAAGAACGATGAAATGGACGTTGATGTAGCATCAAGACAGCGTGAAGCAGCAGTGAACGCAGGAAAGACTGTTGTCGATACGCAGGAAGCCGACTACGAGGACGTAACAAACCAAGTAGACGAACAAACTGGCGAAATCCGTACAGCACAGCCAACTGCACCAGCTGCAGGCACAGCGGTAGAGGAAGACGGACCCGGTTACTAATCGATAAATCCATACAGCAATGAAACTACACATTCTCGGAAGCAACTCATTTGGCAACTGCTACATTTTAGAGACCGTATCAGAAGCTCTAATCATCGAAGCAGGTGTACGAATGGCGAACGTGAAAAAGGCTCTCAAATGGCAAATGAGAAAGGTTGTCGGGGCTGTTATCACTCACGAACACAACGACCATTCCGGCTATATCACCGAAATGGTTGCTTCCGGGGTGTTGGTTCTTGCACTCGAAGATGTTTTCAAGTCTCACAAACTGGCAGGAAAACCGTTCACAAAGAGTATCGTTCCGAATAAGGGCTACAAGGTCGGAAATTTTAAGATTTTTACGGTGCTTGTTAAGCACGATGTTCCTTGTCTGGGTTACATCATAAGCCACCCCGAAATGGGAAAGCTCCTGTTTCTTACAGATACAATCACGCTTGACGTTTGCGTTTCTGGTCTCAATCATATTCTAATCGAAGCCAACTATGCAGACGACATCGTGGAGCAGAACATCGCCAGTGGAGCAATGCCCGAAGCGATGAGACCGAGACTTCTAAACTCACATATGGAGATTGAGCAGACGAAAGCCATTCTTGCAGAGAACGATTTGTCGCAAGTGGATAACATCGTGCTGATACACCTTTCAGACGGTAATTCGGACGAAGAACGCTTTGTTCGAGAAGTACGACAACTCACTGGAAAGCCAGTGTATGCAGCCAACGCAGGAATGACGTTAGACCTATCCAAACAGCCGTACTGATATGAAGATACTGATTGACAAAGTAGGTGGATATTTTAATCTGCAGAACCTTTATTCGTTCTTTCGAGCAACGCCCGACGGCAGCTATATGCTATCTATCACGAAACAGAAAAGGGGGCGAACACTCAATCAAAACGAATGGCTTTGGGGCTGTGTATATCCTATCCTACTGGACGGATTGCTTGATGCAGGCTGGGAGTT